TCACCCGGCTTTAAAGACAATTTCAGCATGAGGAACTTCTACCCATTCAACATGGTTCTGGGTATAAATTTTTGTCGATTTTGCATCACTATGGGCCATCCTTGCCTGCGGATCGATACCTTGTCTTTCGAAAATATGAGCCGCCAGCGCTCTAATCTCGTGGAAAGTTGGCCTTTCTTTGATAGGTAATTCTGCCGCTACACCTATCCGGTCCCGCAGCTCTGAAAATGCCCTGCTCAAATAATCAGGGGCCACCTGTGTAGGGTGGTTAACTTCCTTGCTTATAGGATTGCTTCTCTTTTCCAGAAGCCGGTGAACAACATAGGGACTGGCCACATTGTCTCTGCTGTTGTCGATGATCTCTTTCAGGGTCCTGCCGATCGGAATGGCAACGTGTGAGGCCTCTTTGTGCTGCACTTTTTGCCGATGAATGTAAAGCGTTCCGAATATGCCAGCCTCTTCCTGATCGAACCATACACATCCGCAAACCCCTTCTTTAGGTTCCTTGATCGAGTACCGGATCCGGGAAACTTCCAAGCGCGCTTGCGTAGTTTGTATTGCAAGGTCCATTGCAGTCTTCAGCCAAGGTTCAGCAGCTGCATGCATGGCCAGGAACTGTTCCAAAGTAAGTCGCCGGCGGACCTTTTTATCGACGCGCCGCATTTTTTTCCGTGTTGCAGGGTTATCCATCATCAGCGATTCATCCACAGCATAAGAGAATAGCTTTTTCAGGAAGCTAACTTTTCGGTTCTGAACATTGGCCGACGATTCAGAATGGTAATTTCGTATGTAGGCATTTACGTGCTCAAGCTCAATGTCGCATGCGGGTATGTTATTAAAAAATTCTTTAACCCTGATGGCATCATTATTCCAATCGTCAAGTGTGCTTTTAGACGGCTGCTCATCTTTGATCGCTCTCTCCATAATGCGATCAACATGTTCAGAAAACGGGTGGGCTTCACCATTCTGCCCTCCCGACTCCCGAATTAATGAATCTATCGATGGTGTATTTTCAGGGCGCATCCTCAGGTTATATTCTCGGGCGATGGCGATAGCCATTACTCGATCCGAACCGAGAGTTTTCTTTTTCCCAGTTATAAGCGTGAACTTATACACGCCACGATCTTTATCAAAAAAAAGATAATCAGGAAGGTGGCGGTATTCTTTTTTTCGTGGCCTTGCTGCCATGGTCAACCCTCAATTATTAACTGACGTACCGCCTGATTAACAATTGAGTCGACTCCCCATTTTTCGGTTTCATAGACAAATACTGAACCGTCTACGATCCTTCCCATGAGTAATCCGTTTTCGACCCAACGTTTAATTGTACGGTTGTCAGGAATGGAGTCTTTGGTAAATTCGCGTTTACTCCAGAGACTCGCTTTCATTAGCTTTGCCATGGTTTCCTTCTCCATAAAGCCCGGCTGCACCCGGGCTGTGTGGTTTACACGTTGGTGCTGGTGGCAGGGATAATTTTCTGCCAAATTGCTGACACATATTTTGCCTGATGGCGCGCATCAGCCAAGGCATTATGGACATCGCCAATGAAAGGCATGTCTCGCTTCGGATCGAAACCAACACTGCGACCGAGGGTAACAATCGTGCGTACATCGTGATCGTTCCAAAATTCCCACGGGCAAATGCGTCCGGCGCGTTCGTAAGCTCCGCGCAGAATCACATTGTCAAAGGTGGCCCCGTTACCCCAGACCTTCATGTATTTGAGATTATATGCATGACGGTGGATGAAATGGCTGAGTTCCGACAGTGCATCAGTGATAGGCATCGCGTCATCAACACAAATAGCTGAGCGTGCTTCCGGGCTTTGTTTTAGCCACCAAAGAATTGTATCTCCATCCGGTACCGCGCCTTGAGCCATTGCGCTTTCAAGCGAGACGGCCGTGTAGAACTCTTGGCCAAGTTCACCTGTTTGAGGGTTAAAAAAGACGGCACCAATTGAGACGATCGGCGCGTTTGGCTTTTTCCCCATTGATTCGAGGTCAATCATTAAGTCGTTCAACTGCTTTCTCCATTGCTAATTCTGCGATTAAAGCCGAGGGGACAACCACCGGCATTGGTACTCTGACTATTTGGGCTCGTACTCTATCGATTTCCCCTGCCAGCTCCAGCAGGCGGGAGCGGCAATCCTCTGCCTCTTCTCGCCACCAGGCCAGGTCGGCCTTAAGGCGGCGCAGGCGCCGCTGTTTGAGTTTGCTGGGCATCAGGCCTCCGGCTTGGGGGCTGCTGTGAGCATTGCCGACCAGCATAGTTTTGCCCGGTGCGCCGCTTGCTGGCATCCACTCATGGCTTCGTATGCTTCCCATTCCTTCTCATCGCTAAAGCTCTCATTTGGCTCTGATTCAAAACCATTGACGATCATGTCTTCTGTCGGCTCAACCGGCACCATCACCCACCCATCCGGAACAGCAGGGGAGTTGCCATAGGTACCTTTAAGCAATGCGGCGCGGCAGGCGTTCCATATCACCTGCGCGTCTTCATCGTCGAAGAGGGCATCAGAATACGACGCCATCAGCTCGCGAATTTCTGCCGGGCATTCATTCGGCACTGTCGGAGCTGGCGGGGTGGTGTAAAGCATCACTTGGCGGCGCGGATCAGCAAATTTATTGGCCTCACCACCTATAGCAAACAGATAGCCGCGCAGAGTCGCGTATTTGTTGGTGGTCATTGGACGGACTCCTGACGAAGATGGTTAATTTCGGCGTCAAGGCTCATTCGCTGGTCCATCGATTCCGTCAAGGCGGCAAATGTAACGTCCAGGCGAGTGGCTACCTCACGCATCAGAGAGGCTTCTGCTGGGGGCAGTTTCCCCGCCGCAGCATGGGCTGCGGCTACCAGTTCTTTTATCTTCATGCGAGGCATGCGCGTGATTCCGTAAGCTCATTGAAACGGTTAATGAACAAGCCATATGCCTGGCCTGGGCGAAGAGGAACAATCTGGATAATGTCGCTGGCCGGAATACCTTCGAGGCAAGGCCAGAGTGAGCCGTCGTCGATATCCAGATCGCGGCGTTCCGTGGCAAGCATCACCAGATCGGCGTATTTCACTACCGCTGACATATCAGGGGTGATGCTGAATTTGGCCCGGATCAGCTGTTCTACCCGCTCTTCAATGCGACGGTAATCTGGAAGCAATGCTTTCAGGGGGGCAGGGATGTCCTGGCAATAGGCTTCAGCTGCGTCATGCATCAGGGCTTCAAAGGCAAACTCTGGCGGCACAATTTGGCTGCACAGTACCGAGTGCTGGGCCACGCTGTAAAATTCCGGCAGATGACCGCTGAAGCGGCAGATGTGGGAAAGTGCGGTCGCAATATCCTCGATCTCTACGTCGTCAGTGGTTGAATTGAGGTAATCGAATTTCTTACCTGAAAGTGTCTGGATATAACTCATCGTATTTTCTTCTCCATATTTGGCAGCTGCACCTGCGCCAGTTTTTGGTTGTACGAATCCCTCGCCATTGGCGATTAATAAAGGGAATTACGCTTCAATAAATCCCCGCGGCGCCGGGGATTTAATGCAGAGAAATTACGCTTTAAAGTTACCGATAAAGGTTTCAACCGGCTTGTCGGTGAACTTCTCGATCAGCAGGTCACGGAACTCGTTGGCGATAGCTTCTTCCTGGGCTTCCAGTTGAACGATGCGGAGTACAAACACCGGTTCCCCGCTTTTTAGCAGGCTGTTACGCAGGCTAAAGCGGCGTTCGCCCAGGCCTTCATATGGCACGCATTTGAACTCGAAGGCGACAGGCATCACGTCTTTACTGCTGGCTTCAACGCTCTGCATCAGGGACTTTCTGCCGCCAAAATCTTCGTCTTCATGAGCTGCTTCCGAGACTTGTTTGATATTGACGCGACGAACGGCACCAGCTGCCTGCGCGATGGACAACACATTCCCGTCGGCATCAAATGCGCTCAGGAAGTCGGCCCAGTCCTCCAGCCATTCAGCAATTTCCTTCTGGCCCAGTCGATCGCCATTTACCTGAAGTAGGGCTCGGAATGGCGCTGTCTTTTTGAGGGTGATAGATGCGACGTTATCAGCATGGCCAGGGTTAGCCAGAGTACCGATATTGAACACGGAGCGTGCGGTCATGTTGTCAGCATCGATAAAGCATCGCGCTGGTTCAGCTTCGTTGGCGTAGCCTGCTGCGTAACGCACAAAGTCAGGAATGCTGGTTGTAGTCATGGCACCGCGGAAACGAAAACGCTCAAACTCGAAACGCTCGAGGCTTTCTACGTGAACCCCTTCAGGAAGCAGGGCAGTCGGGCATGCCGTAACTTTTGCTGCATCCAGGTGGTAACCGGAAAGAACCAGGTCTTTCACCTGCTGCAGGGCGTTGCCGTCTAAAATCTGGGACATAAAATTTCCTTAATATGTGATCAAATGGGTGTCAGTGATTTGTCTGCTGCGGATCACTGTGCCGCTTTAAGCTTTCCGTCAACGCCGCCGTTGATCCCGAACAGCTGCCCCTGATCTTCCTGCAGTATGGTCAGCTTGCCGCCTTTGTTAACCCACATTGGTGTTTCGGTGGTGTCTTCTTCGGAGGCTTTACCGCGCGGGGTGGGGGTGACGTAGTTCAGCTTGTGCTTGATCTTGACGCGCTTCTCTTCGACGGAGTTACCCATACGCTCAATATCAAAGGTGAGGACTACTTTGCCTTTGGTACCGTTGTTCAGAACGCCAAGCGCGGTAGTGTTTAAAGCTGCCGCGATCTTGTTCATGAACACGCCGGCATCCAGTTCGCCCAGGAAATCGGGCACTACGGTCATGCGGTCATTACTCATGGTTTAACCCTCTGTGAGGCGGCTGCCACCGCCAGTGGAACTTCTCCATACACAACAGAAAAGGGCACCTGCGCTTCGGCTATGGGTAGGAGGTCCATTTCCATAGCGCCCGGGTGGATTGGGGAATGAGCCCGTCGCCCGGTGATGCCCTTGTCTCTTGTGTAAAAAAGGTGCCCACCGATGTGATGGGCAAAGACTACACACAGCAATGATGTTGTTGTGGCGGTGGTGCCTCCACCTGCCGGACCGGCCAGAACCGACGACGCTACACCTTAAGAAACGTATTCATTTCAAAGTTGAAATAAACTTATTGGCCTCGTCACGTGCGCAGAGCCGCATTACCACAACTGGAAGCGCACTCCGCCAGGTAACAAACCGATCCCCATCAGTGAAAAGAGGAATGCGCTTTCATGTTGTGTTGCGATTCATCAGCCCCGGTCCGTCGGCGCCACCTCGCCGGGGCTGATGTAAAGGGCAGTTACGCTGCCAGACGGCTTATTGGTCTGTGAGGTATTTCAAGTCCTGCATCGCGGGGTTTGCTCTCCGCCCCAGGTTCTCCCCGCTATTCTTTAGCGCGCAACCTGAGAAAACCGCCTTCAAGTCTTTCGGCTTTCGCCATGTTCAATAGTGCTGTGACGCCAGGTGCTTATCTTCTGGTTGCCTCAAAGGGCTGCAATTCATCACAACTGGAAGCGCACTCCGCCTGTTTACTTACCTGTCATCCACAACCGATAGTTGATGGAGTGCGCTTTCACGTTGTGCCCTTAAAAAGCTGGCTGTCACCCTCAGGGGAAAGTGAACAGCCAGAACAGGGATCACTTCATATTGCTTTGGCCTGCTTTTAACCACATCAGGCGCGGTGGTTTGGTGTCGACAGAAAAAAATCTAACTTAACTTAGTTTATTGGTCAAGCGAAAACATCAAACTAAACTTAGCTTGATGCTTAGAGGAAGAGCGGAAGGGGATTAGAGTTCGTACTGAACGCCTTTAACTACTCCAATAATGAGGCAGTTACCATTGATCGGGATGTTGGGGTAGCGAGGATTTAGTGGGACTAAAAATTTTTGTGGGCCATCAATGACCAGTTTTTTAACAGTCGCTTCGTTAGTGCCATCAATACGCGCAACAACAATCTTGCCATGAAGGGGTTCGGCATCTGGATCGACAATAACGGTTGCCCCTTCAGGAATTGTTGGGAGGCCATTTGGATTGGTCATTGAATCCCCTTTGACCTCTAAAGCGAACGAGCTATCCCCAATGCGTAGTGAGGTTTCAACCCATTTATCGACATCACTGAATAAATCAGCGGCCTTACATTCCGTAAACTGCCCAGCTTGAACCCAAGAAATCACGGGCACACGCCTCATTTTAGTTATGAGGGTCCCTTCAAATTCAGTGCCGTAAAGAATGTAATCTATTGATGTATTGAAGAATTTAGCCAGCTTAACCAGCGATTCTCCGTTTGGGATATTCACATCCTTTTCCCAATAACCCACTGCTACGTCACTCACTCCGCAGAACTTACCCAGTTCTTTTTGAGAGGTTTTTGTAACCCTGCGTAGGGCTTTAATGCGCTGACCAACCGTTTCCATGAAAGCACCAAATTTAAAAAAGACTAAGTAATCTTAGTTTTTATTGACCAAAGTTAGATTGGTTATTAATATCTAACCAAACTTAGCTAAGGAGGCTTCATGACAACCGACGAGATTGAACAACATTTCGGCAGCACTGAGAAAGTTGCCGAATTTTTTGGCATCACCAGTGAGGCCGTTTACCAGTGGCGTAATCGCCCCGGACGCTTAATCCCTAAAGGACGAGCTGCTGAAGCTGCGTATCGAACTGCTGGTGAACTGGAATTCAACCCAGAACGTTATGGCAAGAATACAGCGCCTAACGATCAGAAATAACCACAGAAGGGAGGACCTAGCCGTGGGTATAGAACCTGAATGGAAAGTAGATAAGCAGCCAGCCTGGCTGGTGGCCGCAATCAAAAAAACGATCACCGAGCTTCCTGGCGGGTATTCCGAAGCTGCTGAGTGGTTGGGTGTGACCGAGAACGCGCTGTTTAACCGGCTGCGTACCGATGGTGATCAGATCTTCCCGCTCGGTTGGGCGATGGTGCTTCAGCGTGCTGGTGGTTCAAACCACATAGCGAATGCTATTGCACGTCACTCGAACGGTGTGTTTGTGCCATTGGCTGATGTTGAAGATATTGAGAACGGCGATATCAACCAGCGTCTCATGGAGTCAGTTGAGTGGATCGGCAGGCATTCGCAATACGTTCGTAAAGCTACCGCTGACGGCGTTATTGATGCTCAGGAACGCGCCCAGATCGAAGAGAACAGCTATCAGGTGATGGCTAAGTGGCAGGAACATTTGACGCTGCTTTTCCGTGTGTTTTGTGCGCCGGAAAAAGGTGACGCCCGCGAGTGTGCAGCTCCGGGCGTCGTGGCAGACAAATCTTGTATGGAGAAGTAATCCGCATGACCAGTTTAACGGCTTTTAACCGTTTACCGCAACTCAGGATGATCCCGGTACCGGGCGCTCCGTTGTTTCGGTATGAACGCAGAATAGCAAACCGCTGGGTGCCATGTAACCACAGTCGGGCGGTCGCAATTGTGGGGGTTTACTACAGGAAGGCGAAACGCTTATGCGCGAAGTTAACCGAAGGTTCAAAGACCACAGAGGTATCCCCGTTCGGGTTATCCGGTGGGAGCCTGAAACGCGGCGTGTTATCTACCTGCGAGCAGGGTATGAGCACGAATGCTTCAGCCCGCTTGAGTTATTCAGGCAGAAATTCAGGGAGATAACGAACGAACATGAGCCAGATATTTGAAATCGTTCAATCGCTATCGGGACAACGGAACTGCATCACCATTCCGGTGCCTTACCTCGATTTTTTCTCAGGTGACCAGCAGGCGCATGCCTTAGGTGCTGTTCTAAACCAACTTGTGTTCTGGTCGGGTAAATCCGACTTGAATGATGGCTGGTTCTACAAAGAACACAGTGAGCTTGCCGCTGAGATTCGAGGGGTAAGTGAAGATCAGGTACAGCGCCTGGTAAACAAGATTTGCACTCGTTGGCTTCCTGACGTAGTTCAAAAGACCCAGCGCCAGGTAAATGGTACAAAAAAAACGCATTACCGCATTAACGGCGAAGCGCTAATTAACGTTTTATTCCCTGTAACACTGGATTCCGCAGAATCGCGGAACGGGAAATGCGAAGTCGCGGAACCTATTCCGCAAAATCACGGAACCGAAAACGCAGAACCGCAGAACCCTAACCGCGAAGTCGCGGAACCTATTCTCTATACAGATCATTACTCAGATCATCACAAACAGATCATTAACCCCTCTTGTCCGGTTGCGCCGCAACCAGACCCTGAAGTGTTGATCACTGATAACGCCATCCTGGTTTTAACTCATTTGAACCAGGTTAGCGGCTCCCGGTACCAGAAATCTAAAACCTCTTTGGAAAACATACGTGCGCGTCTGCGTGAAGGTTATACCGTCAGCGACTTGACGCTGGTGATTGACCTCAAGCATGAACACTGGAACGGCAACGATGCGCAGTATCAGTACATGCGGCCTGAAACTCTCTTTGGGCCGAAAAAATTTGAGGGTTATCTGCAAAGCGGGATCCGCTGGGATAAAAAAGGCCGTCCCCCGCGTGAAAGCTGGGGCGAGAAGAAACATGACCCGATGAAGTTCGGCCCGGTAGATACCAAAATTCCAGAGGGGTTCAGAGGATGATTGAAAGCAAATACTGCCGCGCGCTGGTTGAACTGCGTTCAAGACCAGCCCACGAGTTGAAAGAGGTCGGCGATCAATGGCGCACTCCGGATCTGTTGTTTTGGGGTATCAATGCGATGTTCGGCCCTCTGGTGTTGGACCTTTTTGCCGACGACAGCAACGCGAAGTGCCCAGCATGGTACACGGCTGAAGATAATGCCCTGACACAGGATTGGTCTGAGCGTCTGGCAGAACTCGGTGGTGCCGGGTTTGGCAACCCGCCTTACAGCCGCTCTCAGTATCACGACAAGCAGGCCATTACAGGAATGACCCACATCATTAACCACGCTATGGCAATGCGAGAAAAGGGGGGGCGGTACGTTTTTCTCATTAAGTCTGCGACGAGTGAGACGTGGTGGCCGGAAGAAGCAGATCACGTCACATTCATCCGTGGCCGAATTGGTTTCGATCTTCCTACATGGTTCGTGCCGAAAGACGAAAAGCAGCAGCCAACCAGCGCATTTTTTGCTGGCGCTATCGTGGTCTTCGACAAAACATGGCGGGGTGAACGTTTCAGTTACATCAACCGCACCGACCTGGAGGCCAAAGGCCGTGCTTCGATGTCGCTGGCCCAGTTTGCCGTGGGAAGAACGCAAACTGATGCGGCGCCGGAGCTGGACGCTGAGGTAGTGCCGGAGAAATCAGAGGCAGAACTGCCATTAACCCAAAAAGCCATTCTGGAAACCAGTGGTGTAGAAGCTTGGGCCTGTGTTGTCGCGGCGTTCGGCGAGAAAGATGAGTACACCTTCAGCGAGTCAAAGTTTGGTCATACCTGGGCTGCCGACTCTCTGGAAAACCCTGAATTTACCAATGTTTCACCGCTGACGATTGATAGAGCGAAAAAGCTGATCAGCGAGAGCATCCTGGTGGGTGTTAATGCATGGCTGGAAACATTGCCCTTTGATAGCGATGACGTGAAACAAGACATGTCAGAGCGGCTTCGCACGGTTGCCGTTGAATCTGCGAAAGAATACGGCATCAACTACAGTGAATTCATCGCGACCATGGAAAGCCTGGATAAAGCCAAATGGTCAAATATTCGGGGGATCCGCGCTCATGTACGTGAGACGCAGGAATCAAAGGACAAGGCGTTAAACGAATCGCGCGTTTGGCCTCTTGAGGTTGGCCTGGTGTTTAACCAGATTGAAGGTGCTGACGCTCTACCTGTTTCACAACAGAACAAGCTGAAAGCCAATATCAACCAGCTGTGGCTCGAACGTATGCCGACGAGTGAAATTATCACGACCGCTGGTGGTCTCTTCAACAGCATGCAGGGGGCCGTCAATGCGTGAAATTATCGTTGATAACTTTGCTGGTGGTGGTGGCGCGAGTACCGGCATTGAACTGGCGATCGGGCGTAGCGTGGATATCGCTATCAACCACGACGAAAACGCTATTGCGATGCATAAGACGAATCACCCGGACACGCTGCATTATTGCGAGTCGGTGTTTGACGTTGACCCAAGTGCAGCCACCAGCGGTAAACCTGTCGGTCTGGCCTGGTTTAGCCCTGACTGCCGCCACTTTTCCAAAGCGAAGGGCGCTAAGCCGGTTAAGAAAGAGATTCGCGGGCTGGCGTGGATTGTCCTGCGCTGGGCGCTGTCAGTATGTCCCCGCGTCATGATGCTGGAGAACGTCGAAGAATTTAAGACATGGGGCCCGCTGCTGGATGAAGAATTACGCCCGGATCCTGAGCGTGCTGGTGAAACATTTGAGGCATTTGTCGGCATGCTGTCGACTGGTATCGCGGCGAATCACCCAGCACTGGCTGAGGTTTGTGAATTTCTTGCCATTGAGCCGCACGGCCAGCAGGCGCAACAGCTGATCGCCGGGCTTGGCTATGAGGTCGATTATCGTGAGCTGCGCGCTTGTGACTACGGCGCGCCGACGATCAGAAAGCGTTTCTTCATGGTCATGCGTTGTGACGGCCGCAAGATTCATTGGCCTGAAGCGACTCATGGGGATCCAAAATCACTGGAAGTACAAAGCGGCAAGCTGGCGCCATGGCGTACCGCGGCGGAGTGCATTGACTGGAACATCCCGGCCCGTTCCATCTTCGACCGCAAAAAGCCGCTGGCGGAAAATACGCTCAAACGTATCGCGCGCGGCATCCAGCGCTTTGTTATCGAAAGTGCATCACCTTTCATCGTGAAGTGTAACCACACCACGACGAAAGGAGGTTATGACTGTTTCCGCGGGCAATCGTTGTTAGAGCCATTGCAGACCATCACTAAAAAGCATGGCTACGCGCTGGCGGTACCGCATCTTACTAAATTCCGCACCGGGGCCACCGGGCAGCCAGTGACCGAGCCGGTTCCAACTGTCACCGCTGGTACGTCGGCGCGCCCAGGCGGGAATGGGCATGCGCTTGGCGTAGTTGAGGCCGCCCTGACACCGTTCATGGCTGGCAATGGCGGCAGTGAGTACCAGGCAAAGCCGCGCCCGCTGGATAAACCCGCTCATACAATCCTCAAGCAGTCCCGCGCGTGCGTTGTTGCTCCGGTCATCGCCCGCCAGTTTGGCGCCAGTGTTGGGCACAGGGCTGACGAACCGAGCGCGACGATTACTGCTGGTGGTGGCGGTAAGTCGCAGCTGGTAACTCCAACACTGATCCAGATGGGGTACGGCGAACGCCCAGGGCAAGAACCGCGTGTTATTCAACTGAATAACCCGCTCGGCACGGTCACTGCTGGTGGTAATAAGTTTGCAACGGTGAGCGCGTTCCTGGCGAAGCACTATGGTGGGAATTACACGGGGCCGGGTGTTGGTATGGATGAGCCTGCCCACTCAGTCACTACTGTTGATCACCACGCGGTAGTTGCGTCGCACCTGGTGAAGCTACGCGGAACCTGCCGCGACGGTCAGACCATGGATACACCTATGCCGACTATTACCGCTGGTGGCCAGCACGTTGGCGAGGTCCGGACATTCCTCGAAACCTACTGCGGTGATAGCGAGGATGAATGGCTGGTGACGATCGAGGGGGTTAAGTACCAGATCGTCGATATCGGAATGCGCATGCTGCAACCGCATGAGCTTTATAAGGCGCAGGGCTTCCCTGACGGCTACGTTATCGATCAGGACTATCGCGGCAATCGTTACGCCAAAGACAAGCAGGTAGCGCGCTGTGGTAACGCAGTACCGCCGCCGTTCGCTCGTGCGCTGGTTGAGGCAAATCTTCCTGAGTTCTGTTCTGACAACCAGCAGGAGGTGGCGTGAAACTGGTGCTTCCTTTCCCTCCGAGTGTGAACACCTACTGGCGAGCCCCTAATAAGGGGCCGCTGGCCGGTCGCCACTTAATCAGTGCTGAAGGCCGCAAATATCAAAGTGCCGCATGCGCCGCAATCATTGAGCAGCTGCGCCGTTTACCGAAACCAACTACCGCACCAGCCGCGGTAGAAATCACCCTGTTCCCTCCGGATATGCGCCGTCGGGATCTGGACAATTACAACAAAGCGCTGTTTGACGCGCTGACACATGCTGGCGTGTGGGAGGACGACAGCCAGGTAAAGCGCATGCTGGTGGAGTGGGGGCCAGTGGTGCCGAAAGGAAAGGTTGAAATAACGATCAGCATTTACGAACCGGCGGGTGCAGCCGCCTGATATGGAGAAATAGCATGAATCAGTTAACCGCAAAGGGTGTTGTGACAATGTCCAGCCGTGAAATTGCCAGGCTGGTACAGAGCAAACATGGTGATGTGAAGCGCTCGGCTGAGCGCCTTGCATCTGCTGGTATTTTAACCGCGCCGTTGGCGCACACCCCCTACACACACCCGCAAAACGGGCAAACCTACGAGGAGTATTGGTTCAACAAACGTGATTCTCTGGTGATCGTCGCCAGGCTGTCGCCAGAATTTACCGCCGCTGTTGTCGATCGCTGGCAAGAGCTGGAGAACAGTCAGGCCGTAAGTGTCCCGCAAACATTGCCGGAGGCATTACGTCTCGCCGCGGATCTGGCCGAGCAGAAAGAACAACTGGCCCAGCAGTTAGCCGCTGCCGCGCCGAAAGTTGAGTTTGTCGATCGGTATTGTACTGCTAAAGGTTCAATGTCTTTCCGCCAGGTGGCAAAGCTGTTGCAGGCCAAAGAGACCGATTTCCGCTTGTTCCTCATTGAGAGCGGCATTTTGTACCGGCTCAGTGGAGTGCTGACACCGCGGCACCAGCACATTGCTGCCGGGCGGTTTGAAGTGAAAACTGGCACCACGAGTGAAACAAACTACGCCTTTAGCCAGGCACGTTTTACACCCAAAGGCATCGAGTGGATCGGCGGCCTGTGGACGGCACACATCGCTAAGGGGCATGCCGCGTGAGAGGACTGTTTACAGCCGAGACTGTTCCGCGCCTGGGGCTTGTGGTGTTAAAGCCGGGTAGCGAACTGATGTCTCTGTTTCAACAGGGGCGTGTGCTGGTGGAGCCTCAGCCAAAAAGCATGGCTGGACTTCCGTCGGGGCTCGTCCCTGATGCCAGGCAGCCGCTGGCAGAAGATGAGTCCCTCGAGGGATTCTTCACAGATGAGAGAGTTATCCGTGCAGCAGGTGGTTTGAACGCGTTGGAATCCTGGTTAGAGCGTAACGTGAAGGAATGCCAGTACCCGCATACTGATTATCACCATCATGAGCTGGTAACGATGCGACATCCCCCTGGATCAATGTTGCTCTGTTGGCATTGCGATAACCAGCTGCGCGATCAAACCACCGCGGCACTGGCAGAACTGGCCCGGCGTAATCTCATTAACTGGCTGATCAGTTCCATCCTGTCTTCGCTTGGCTACAACAACGAGCGTGAACTATCCCTCGGTGAATTGTGCTGGTGGGCTGTTTATTCAGGCATTGCTGATGCAGTCACGGAAAGGATGGCCCAGCTTGCGCTTCGATTACCGGATGAGCCGTTTTTATCCGTATATCGAGAAAGTGACATTGTGCCGATGCCCCCCGCAAAAAGCATTTTGCAGAAGAAGGTCACCCCTGCGGTCACGGCTGCGAAATTAAAGCATGGAGCAAATCAGGATGTGGCCTATGACCAGCCAAAGGTTCTGGCTCTGCATGCGGATCCTGAATCCCCTGAATCATTCATGTTGCGCCCAAAACACCGCAGGTGGGTGAATGAAGACTATACCCGGTGGGTTAAAACCCAGCCCTGTGAAGCTTGCCGGCGGCCAGCGGATGATCCACACCATGTCATTGGTCACGGCATGGGCGGTACCGCCACTAAAGCCCACGATTTGTTCGTGTTCCCTCTGTGCAGAGAGTGTCACGACGAGCTACATGCCGACGTAAATGCGTTTGAAGAGAAAAACGGCTCACAGCTGCAACTGTTGTTCCGTTTCCTTGATAGGGCCATAGCGATCGGTGTGATTGTAAAAGCATAAGTGTATGGAGCACTGAGCAGTATGAATCTACAAAATCTGGAATATACCCGTATTGAAGTTCGTCGAGCGTTGTTGGATTTATCCGGCGCAACAAAGGGACAACTCGAGGCATTCAGCGAGAACCCACCAGCAGATAAGAATAAAAATCCACGGCGCGCCAGCCACATGGTCGATCTTGAAGGGGGGATTGGCTGCGGCCCGTCTGTAGTTAAAGCTCTGACCACTCCTGTTCATGTGATGGAGACTCGCAGCCGCCGCCGGCCGATGCCACCCATCAATGATATCGAGTTTGGTTATTCACCGTGGCGCCGGGCTGTGAACCTGCTGGAAGAGCACCACCAGGCATGGGTGCGCTATTGTTATGGCTTCGACCTTAACTTTCGGTACCAGACGATAATGTGCCAACACATCTGGACTGAATACCAGAACTATCAGGTAGGCAGGGCGATCCAATCGAGAGTTATCAAAAAGCTGGTGGGGCTGGTCTGGTTGGCTGCCCAGGAGGTTGCCGCGACACGGAATAATGAGACTTATAAAGCCTACGCTGGCGCAGCACTGGCGCGTATGGTTTCCGTTGATCGTTCGACATGGAAAAGAGTGTATGCCGGTCATTGGGATCGGCTTAAAAAGGCTTTCGTTGAGATGGATAGCAACGCATTGCAACACATCTACAGCCATCATGAACAAATAGAAGAGGCCAGAACTGAAAAATGTGATTAAAGTTGGCTATCTTCGTCAAACTGGCTTGCAAAATGCAACAAAATGAGCGATATTTTAGGGTAATTTGATATTCTGCCATATTTATAAATAACCTCGCTTAGGCGGGGTTTTTTTATGCCTTCTGCAATTACTTCTTGATGACGTTAGCAACCAGAGTTATCTGTATGTAATACCGTTTGAACAGGAAAAAGACATGCTAAATCAATATGATATGACGTAAGTGGCGCGCGCGGTTTTCAATGAGTTAAGTGATGAACCAGCTACGGTTGGGGAGATTTCGCAAAACACGCATCTGACGCGTGAGCGCTGTCAGTTAATTTTAACGCAGCTGGTAATGGCGGGTTTATCTGACTATCAATTCGGATGTTACAAGCGCCTCCCTTAATGGGGGCTATCTGCTGTGAAAATGGGCGGCTGGTGGGTGTTGGAGCACCCGACCAGCCATTCGCTCATGTAGAAGGTCACAAGCGAACCAAGGCCCACTGCTTTAGCGCAAAAGCATAGTGAGCCTATCAGAGTCCTGCTTACTGATCTATGAAAAATACTGTAAAAATATCCAGTGCTGAATTAATCAACGCTGATTGCCTGCAATATCTTCCGTCCCTCCCTGATAACTCCATTGACTTGATAGTTACGGATCCGCCGTATTTTAAGGTTAAGCCGAACGGTTGGGACAACCAATGGAAAGGGGATGAGGACTATTTACGTTGGCTTGATATGTGTCTGGCGCAGTTCTGGCGTGTTTTAAAGCCGAACGGTAGCCTTTACCTGTTCTCTGGTCATCGGCTTGCCTCAGATATCGAAATTTTAGTGCGGAGTCGGTTTAACGTACTGAATCACATCATCTGGGCGAAGCCATCAGGACGGTGGAATGGCTGCAATAAAGAGAGTTTACGGTCCTATTTTCCAGCTACAGAGCGAATATTGTTTGCTGAGCATTATCAGGGACCGTATCAACCAAAAGATGATGGGTATGCGGAAAAAAGTAACGACCTTAAGCAGCATTTGATGGCGCCGCTTATATCTTATTTCCGTAATGCTCGAGATTCGCTTGGCGTTAGTGCTAAGCAGATAGCTGACGCTACCGGCAAAAAGAACATGGTGTCGCACTGGTTCGGCATTAGCCAATGGCAGCTGCCAAACGAAAGCGACTATTTAAAACTGCAGGCGCTATTTTCAAAGATCGCCGCAGAGAAGCACCAGAAGAACGAGCTGGCCCACCCTCACCATGAGTTAGTAGCAACCTGGCATTCTCTGAACCGCAAATATTCAGAATTGCTGGAGGAATACAAATCCCTCCGGCGTCAATTCGCCGTTACGGCGCTTGTTCCCTATACGGACGTTTGGACGCATAAGCCGGTTCAGTTCTATCCCGGTAAGCATCCATGCGAAAAACCCGCAGATATGCTCCTGCAGATCATCAATGCCAGTAGTAAGCCTGGTGATCTCGTTGCTGATTTCTTTATGGGATCCGGGTCAACTATCAAGGAAGCAATTAAGTCTGGCCGGCATGCCATAGGGGTTGAGCTGGAAGGCGAACGGTTCGAGCAAACTGTTGACGAGATCCGCAAAATGGCTGGCTGAAATGAGAAAAGGCACCCGAAGGTGCCTTGTGTAATTTAGCCTCTGGCTATCTCTTTTCTTGCAATCTCAGATAGAAAAGCGGAGCGGTTTTTGTACCGTCCATTTTTTTCTATGTAACTGTCGATTGCAGTCAATAGATTACCAGGCATGGTGAGATTAAATTTGACGGCTTTTGTTTCGTATTTTGATGGGTCAATCTCGACAAGCGCCAAGAAGCCGTTATCCATGGTGAGACGTTCATCACCCAGATAATCGGCTGGATCACTTGGCGCAGGCACATGACCGCCTTGTTCAGTCAAAACTTCCATATGCTGACCGAAAGCTGACTCCGCGTCCCTCAATGCGCTTTCGAGGTTGTTCCCGGCAAACATGCAACCTTCGATGTCAGGAAAGTAGCCATCAAAAGTGCCGTCATCGGCTTTGAAAATAAAGAGCGGATAAATCATAGGTACCTCACTAATTGCGTATTGATAACCCTTGCAGAGAGGGGCGGCTTTCGCCGCTCCCTTTTACATCAATTTAAGTCCTGATATCTGTTGAGCCTGTCTAACAATCCCCTTTGAAGAATCCTTTCTGGGGTGGGGAATGGTGATTATTTTCTCTATTCCCTGTTTTGTTAGCGTTACATGACTTCCTGTCTGTCTTTGCTTAACCCAACCATCAGCTATCAGTTTTTTGATTAACTCTGCACTGCTCATCAATCCTCCGTTTCGTTAACATGTGGGTATTATACCCACCATTATCGAAGCGTGCAATAGTTTAGTGGTTATAATACCCACCTTTTTTTAATCTCACGGTTAACACCTCAGCAGGAGGTGACGGATGAACAAAATCATGCCTGACAAAATCTTTACAGCGGCTACGTACTGCACGTCAGGCGGCCTGATTTGTACTGGCCTGGCGCGTGTTTATGACTGGTTCCATGGTCTTGACTGGAACTTCATTGCGCTTGTCAGTGGTGTAGTGATCGGCGTCGCCACTTATTTTACGAACCTTTATTTCAAACGTCGGCAAACCAAAGCCTATGAGGATGCGCTCAGGCGGGGGTATGTGACGCAACCGCCGCAGGATAAATAAAATGGCATCCCTGAAAACGAAACTCAGCGCAGCCATGCTGGGATTAATAGCGGCTGGTGCATCCGCCCCAACCCTGATGGATCAGTTCCTGGATGAGAAAGAAGGAAACAGCCTTACAGCGTATCGCGATGGCGCCGGTATCTGGACGATATGTCGTGGAGCGACCCGGGTAGATGGAAGGCCTGTAACCCAAGGGATGAAGTTAACCCAGGCCAAATGCGATCAGGTGAATGCCGTCGAGCGCAATAAAGCGCTGGCATGGGTTGATCAGAATGTGCGGGTTCACCTTACGCCTCCTCAAAAGGTCGGAATTGCCAGTTTCTGCCCCTATAACATCGGGCCCGGTAAGTGCTTTCCTTCCACTTTCTACCGCAAGCTGAATGCCGGTGACCGTAAAGGCGCCTGCGCTGAAATTCGCCGGTGGATTTTTGATGGCGGAAAAGATTGCCGCGTGCGTTCCAACAATTGTTACGGCCAGGTCTCTCGCCGTGATCAGGAAAGCGCGCTGACTTGCTGGGGGATTGACCAGTGAGTGCAGCCTACTTAAAGCCAGCTATCGCCGTAATGGTTATTGCTGGTGCCTTTGTTGCTGGTTTAGCCTGGAGCGATCGGGCATGGGAAAAGCGGTGGGCTGAACGTGATAGCGCCGAATCGGCTCAGGAAGTTAACGCGCAAACCGCCGCCCGGATGATTGAACAAGGGCGTTTAATCGCCCGCGATGAGGCCGTAAAAAATGCTCAAGCGCAAGAAGCCGCAGCGCGTACTGCTGCCGCTAATCTCTCTGATACTGTTAGCCAGCTGCGTCAGCAGGCAAAAAAACTTGCCACCCGCCTGGACGCCGCAAGCCACACCGCAAGTCTTGCCGCTACCGTCAGAAGCAAAACAACCGGCGCCACCGCCGGAGTGCTCGCCGACATGCTTGGAAACCTTGCAGAAGAAGCTCGACGGTATGCTGCAATCGCTGACGAACGCTACACAGCAGGAATGACCTGTGAGCGGGTTTACGAATCAGTAAGAACGTCTATCCCCAGTAAGGGATAATGTGGTGTTTATCCCTTTGTGGGGATATCAACTGTATAGCCTCGCATCTGCGGGGCTTTTTTATTCGCAAAAGGTAACGCGATGAAGAGCTTAAAAATTGAATACGTAGACGGGAAGCTGGTGGCCCTCGAGCGGGATGGTAAATCCTACATGGATTTGCCGGTAAGCGCGGTTCACTTCACACACAGTATGAAAACTAACCCGTATCTCAAGGTTGAGATTGAGGCTGGTGGTGAGCCATATGTCCCGGCAGAACCGGCGCAGCCACCAGCGGCCGCCGAAAAAACGGTGACAGTGAAGGAAGGAGAGCTCATGCCTCCTGATGATAGTGCCCCCAGGGCAGAACGCCGTTCCCGTCATCGCAACCGTAACCGTAACAGGAGCCAGTAATGTTTAACCGTAATGATCTAACCCTCACACTGTTCTATGCATCCAGCACGAGTGATGAGGGGAGTAAAGTCGCAATGTTCACTGTGCAGGTAAACAATACAGACATGGTGTCTGTGCAGAGCAATACGCTGCAATGCATTACTGACAAGTCTGGTAAGAAGGGGTATTCCGTTGGTGAACAAACGATAAGCAATGGCTCAGACCCACTTTTAATTGCTCTCGAAAACTACTGGCGAGTGAATACCGAGGCCGTCGTTAATGGATTGATGGCAGATGTGAGCGACTTTATCGCGGGTAACGTCAGCCAGTCCTCTACATACCTTGGATTCAGTGGTCTGAAGATCTTCAACAATGTGCCTTTGGCGGAACGTATCCCTGAAAGTGTATTGCAGGCCGATGGTGGCGCATCTGCAGGCTGAGCATTCACAGAGGCTGTTCAATGAGCGGCCTCGATAATTGCCCAGCAATTGCAAACGATAATCATTATTTAATGGGTCCTCCCGGCGGGGCGGCCTTCCACGGGGCGGCGCGCTCGCGGGAATCGGCTAGTTTTCTGGATCCATGGTCATCATCATCATTTGCGCAGGTTTTTGATTTTATTGATGCCTGTTTTGCAATGATGTCGAAACGGTTAAAAAGTGTTCACCATCATGGATCAGGAAATCGCTTCTCTGAAGCTGAATATTAATCAGCTGGCGGGCATAACCAATGTCCACCGCCAGACGGTGGCCGCCAGGCTGAAAAATGTCGAACCAGCACCGGGCAGCAACAGCAAACTAAAACTGTTTTTAGTGACCGACGTTCTGGCTGAATTAATGATCCCCACGGTTGCAACCAGTCTGGAGGATATGCCACCGGCGGACAGGCTGGCGCACTGGAAGGCGGAGAACGAGCGGATCAAGTTTGAGCAGGATACGGGGCAGCTTATACCGGCAGATGAAGTGGCCAGAGAGTTTTCAGTCATGGCTAAAGCCGTTGTGATGGTGCTCGAAACGCTCCCCGATGTACTCGAGCGAGATTGCGCGCTTTCCCCTGCAGCGGTTGCCCGGGTGCAGAGTGTGATTGACGATTTGCGCGACCAGATGGCCCAAAAGGTCATGGAAGCCGAAGCAGAGGAGGTTGAGCCAGAGGAGGACTGATGGCAAAGCGGGCATCCGCCAGGGGGATCCGCCGGGATGTCTCCGGAATTTTACGCGCGCCACGCCGCATGCTGGTTGCCGACGCGGTAGCCGAATATATGCGTGTGCCGATGGGCGCCGGTAACTCGGTCCCATGGGATCCTAATCTGGCCCCATATGTTATAGAGCCGATGAACTGCCTGGCATCGCGTGAGTACGATGCTGTGGTATTCGTTGGCCCCGCGCGAACGGGTAAGACGATTGGCCTGATTGACGGATGGATCGTATACAGCATTGTTTGTGATCCGGCGGATATGCTGGTTATTCAGGTATCAGAAGAAAAAGCACGTGAACACTCGAAAAAACGTCTGGACCGGACATTCCGATGCAGCCCTGAAGTAAAAACCAGATTGAGTCCGCGTCGTAACGATAACAACGTTCACGATCGTACTTTCCGCGCTGGTAACTATCTGAAACTTGGCTGGCCCTCAGTCAATATTATGTCCTCGTCGGACTATAAATTTGTTGCGCTAACCGACTACGACCGCTTCCCGGAAGACATCGACGGGGAGGGGGACGGATTCTCGCTTGCCTCCAAACGTACTACTACGTTTATGTCTTCGGGTATGACCCTGGTCGAAAGCTCACCGGGCCGCGACATTCTCGATACGAAATGGCGGCAGAGTTCACCCCATGAAGCACCTCCCACGACGGGCGTGTTGTCGCTGTATAACCGCGGCGACCGCCGGCGGCTTTACTGGCCTTGCCCGCATTGTGGGGAATATTTTCAGCCTGAAGTTGCCAACATGACGGGCTACCGTGACAGGACGGACCTGGTCACAGCCAGCGAAGCGGCCTATCTGCAATGCCCGGCCTGCAAAGGAAAAGTGCTTCCTGCGATGAAGCGCGAGCTGAACATGAAAAGCGTCTGGCTACGTGACGGGCAGTCAATTGATCGGGATGGAAACATTACAGGGGAGGGGCGGCGGTCACGCATTGCTTCTTTCTGGATGGAAGGGCCAGCAGCTGCTTACCAGACCTGGTCACAGCTAATTTATAAATATCTGGCGGCTGAGCAGGAATACGAAAAAACCCAAAGCGAAGAGACACTAAAAACGGTCGTTAACACTGACTTTGGTCGCCCTTATCTTCCGCGCGCGAGTACCGAACAGCGTAAAAGCGAATTGCTCGAACAGCGGGCCGAGGATGTCCCGAAACGTTGTGTGCCTGATGGTGTTTGTTTCCTGGTGGCGACTGTCGACGTGCAGGGGGGACGTAATCGCCGCTTTGTCGTTCAGGTTACTGGCTACGGAAGCATGGGCGAACGGTGGCTGGTGGACCGTTACAACATTCGCCAGTCGCTCCGGTGCGACGCGAACGGTGAAAGCCTGCCTATCGACCCAGCCAGTTACCCGGAGGACTGGGATCTGCTGCTGACTGATGTCTTTTACAAGACGTGGCGAATGGCATCCGATCCCCGCCGGTGTATGCGCCTGATGGCAATGGCAGTCGATTCCGGCGGTGAAGATGGTGTCACCGATAATGCCTATCGATTCTGGCGTAAATGCCGTCGGGAGGGAATTGGCCGGAATGTTTACCTGTTTAAAGGTGACGGTCATCGACGCGAAAAGCTGATCACCCAATCCCTGCCAGATAACACCGGCCGTTCAGCGCGCCGGGCGAAAGCCGCCGGGGATGTTCCTCTTTATCTGCTGCAAACCAATGACCTCAAAGACCGGGTAAACAACGCCTTGTGGCGCGATACCCCCGGACCGAACTACATCCATTTCCCGAAGTGGCTGGGAAGCTGGTTTTACGACGAACTGACTTATGAGGAGCGTGATTCTGATGGCAAATGGAGTAAGCCAGGGCGCGGCGCCAACGAAGCTTTTGACCTGCTGGTTTACGCTGATGCGCTGGTTATCCTTCGCGGATACGAAAAAATTAAATGGCCTGATGCGCCTGAATGGGCGAGGAGGGAAACGTGGATGGAGAACGTGCCGCAGGAAACTGGCGAAGAAGCACCCCCGGCGCCAGCGCCTGTCCAGACCAAAAAGCGCAAACGCAAAAAAACCGTAACAGATGACGCTAACCCATGGGCCACCTCAGGAGGCTGGTTGTGAATAAAAGTGATATTGAGGCCATGATCCAGCGCTATGCCGAAGCGGAAATGGCGGTACTGGATGGCAAATCCATCAAATTTAATGGTCAGGAAATGACCATGGAAAACCTGTCTGAAATCCGCAAAGGACGACAGGAATGGGAGCGGCGCCTTTCTTCCCTGAATAATAAGCGCCGGGGACGGCCTGGCTACAAACTGGCGAGGTTGTAATGTCTCTACTTGATGATGCGATTGGTGTCATTTCCCCTGGCTGGAAGGCCGCAAGGCTACGCTCACGCGCCATGATACAGGCATATGAGGCCGTTAAGCCCACACGCACCCACAAAGCCCGTCGGGAAAATCGTTCGGCTGATCAACTCAGCCAGATGGGGGCTGCCTCGTTGCGGGAGCAGGCGCGGTGGCTTGATAATAACCACGATTTAGTGATTGGCATTTTCGATAAGCTTGAAGAGCGGGTGGTAGGTAAAAGCGGGATTATCGTGGAGCCGCATCCGAAGCTCAAGAACGGCAAGATCGCTAAAAAGCTGGCGGCGGATATCCGTCAGAAATGGGGTGAATGGTCTATTCGACCAGAAGTGACCCATCAGTTTACCCGCCCCATGCTGGAGCGCCTGATGTTACGCAGCTGGTTGCGCGACGGGGAGGTTTTTGCACAGATAGTCAGCGGCACAGGCAATGGCCTGACGCCTACCGCCGGGGTGCCGTTCTGGCTGGAAGCTCTGGAAGCTGATTTTGTTCCCCAGACCAGCAGCGAGTCGGACAAGCTAAATCAGGGGGTATATACCGATAACTGGGGCAGGCCGAAGGGCTATCTGGTCTATAAAAGCCAGCCGGTCTCTGGTCGTCAGATGGATACCAAACGGATTGATGCAGAAAATATGCTGCACCTGAAGTTTGTCCGGCGGCTGCATCAGACGCGCGGTACCTCCCTGTTATCCGGGGTGCTGATGCGTCTCAGTGCGCTGAAAGAGTATGAAGATGCCGAGCTGACAGCAGCCCGCATCGCCGCCGCCCTCGGGATGTATATCAAAAAAGGGGATGGGCAAAGCTGGGATGAAAACGCCGGTAAGGATGATGATCGTGAGCTGAATATTCAGCCCGGCATTATCTACGACGACCTGCTGCCTGGCGAGGATATCGGCATGGTGAAATCCGATCGCCCGAATCCCAATCTTGAAACCTTCCGCAACGGCCAGCTGCGTGCCGTTTCCGCCGGCAGCCGCCTGAGTTTTTCCAGTACCGCCAGAAACTACAACGGCACTTACAGTGCTCAGCGGCAGGAGCTGGTGGAATCGACAGACGGTTATCTCATTCTTCAGGACTGGTTTATTGGGGCCGTGACGCGTCCGATGTATCGCGCCTGGCTGAAGATGGCTGTCGCCAGCGGCCAAATTACTTTACCACGCGGGCTGGATATCGAGTCTTTATACACCGCAGTGTATTCCGGTCCCGTGATGCCATGGATTGATCCCGTCAAGGAGGCTAATGCCTGGAAGGCTCAAATCCGTGGTGGCGCGGCGACGGAGTCAGACTGGGTTCGCGCCAGTGGGCGCCATCCGGATGATGTTAAAGCGCGCCGCAAGGCCGAAATAGACGAAAACCGTGAGCAGGGGCTGGTATTTGATACTGATCCTGCCAATGACAGAGGAGGCACCAGTGCCGATGCCAAAGATACGGGCGTATCAACGTCCGAAAGCCAGCGTAAAAAGTAATTCATGGTTCCGCATGAAGGCCAGCGCCAACAATGAAGCGGATATCTATATCTATGATGAAATTGGTTATTGGGGAGTAACGGCCAAACAGTTTGTTAACGATCTTAAAGCGCTGGGTGATGTCAGCCACATTAACCTTCACATTAATTCGCCTGGTGGCGATGTCTTTGATGGCATCGCCATTTTTAATGCTCTGAAACATCACGGCGCCGCGATCACCGTTCACATCGATGGCCTGGCCGCCTCCATGGCTTCTGTCATCGCAATGGTGGGAAACCCGGTCATCATGCCGGAAAACACCATGATGATGATCCATAAGCCGTGGGGCTTTGCTGGCGGCGATGCCAACGATATGCGCGACTACGCTGATTTACTGGACAAAGTTGAATCGGTGCTGATCCCCGCCTACGCAGCAAAAACCGGAAAAACCGCTGATGAGATTGCGGCAATGCTGGAAGACGAAACCTGGCTTGACGGCGCTGAATGCCTTGCCATGGGTTTTGCAGACCAGGTGATCCCATCCCTTCAGGCCATGGCCTGTATCCATTCAAAACGTATTGAGGAATTTGAAAAAATGCCAAACAGCATTCGTAACATGGTCACCCCGCCGCGTAACTCCACTCAGCGCGAACCGCAGCAACCAGCACCACAGCCTCAGGCACAACAGCCGATCGCCCCTCAGCCTACTGGCGCGGATGAGAATGCTATCCGCGCGCAGATTCATGCCGAACAGCGCAACCGTGTGAACGGGATTAATGATCTGTTCGCTATGTTTGGCGGTAAGCACCAGGATCTGCAAAACCAGTGTATTGCGGACCCAGATTGCACTGTGGAGCAGGCGAAAGATGTGCTGCTGGCTGCTCTGGGCAAGGTTGCCACCCCATCGAACAAAAGCGATCAGCCGCACATTTATGCCGGGAACGGGAATTTTGTTGGCGATGGCATCCGTCAGGCACTGATGGCCCGCGCAGGGTATGAAAATCAGGAACGTGATAACGTGTACAACGGGATGACGCTGCGCGAATATGCGCGTATGGCGCTGACCGAACGCGGCATTGGCGTCTCAAGCTACAACCCAATGCAGATGGTCGGCCTGGCGTTGACTCACAGCACCTCTGATTTTGGCAATATTCTGCTCGACGTAGCGAATAAGGCGCTTCTTCAGGGCTGGGATGAGGCAGCAGAGACCTTTGATCTGTGGACGAAGAAAGGCCAGCTGTCTGATTTTAAAACGGCTCACCGCGTGGGTATGGGTGGTTTTAACTCCCTGCGTAAGGTTCGCGAAGGGGCTGAATATAAATATGTGACCACGGGCGATAAAGGTGAAACGATCGCACTGGCTACCTATGGGGAAATTTTCTCTATCACCCGCCAGGCGATTATCAACGATGATCTGAACGCATTAACCGACGTCCCGGCGAAAATGGGGCGCGCCGCGAAAGCCACCATTGGTGATTTGGTGTATGCGATTCTGCTGGATAACCCGAAACTGTCCGACGGCAAACCGCTGTTCCATGCCGATCACAAAAACCTCTCCTCTGGCGCCATTTCTGTTTCGAGCATTGATGATGCCCGCAAACTGATGCGCCTGCAGAAAGAGGGCGAGCGCACTCTGAACATTCGTCCGGCTTATATGCTGGTGCCGGTGGGTCTCGAAACGCTGGCCAATCAGACGATTAAATCGGCAAGCGTTAAGGGTGCAGATATCAACTCCGGGATTAACAACCCTATTCAGAACTTTGCGGAAGTTATTTCTGAACCGCGACTGGACCACAAGGATCCTAACGCCTGGTATCTGGCTGCGGCTAAAGGCACCGATACCATCGAAGTGGCATATCTGAACGGTGTTGATACGCCTTACATTGACCAGCAGGAAGGTTTCAATACCGATGGTATTGCTACGAAGGTACGCATCGATGCGGGCGTAGCGCCATTAGACTTCCGCGGTCTGACGAAATCCACTGGTAAGTAATCCCCACCCACTCAAACCTCTTAGCCCAAACGGGCTTTTTTTATACCTGAAATCAGCCCTACCGGGCTGATAGGAGATGTTATGGCTAAAAATTATGTGCAGGAAGGAAAGACTATCCCTGTGGAGAATGCCGGACAGGAAATCATCCTGAGCGGGGCGCCGGTTGTTATCGGTCAAATGATTGCGGTTGCGATCACGGATATTCCGGGCGGCGATACAGGTGATGGCCTTACCGAAGGAGTATTCCAGTTGCCGAAGCTGGCCGCCGATGAAATCAGCGCGGGGGAAAAAGTGTACATCAAGGCGGGCAAAGTACAACTGGAAGCCACTGATGCCGTCCTGGCGGGTGTTGCCTGGGAAAATGCTGCGGCTAACAGTACCGTCATTGATGTCAAAATCAATGCCTAACCCTTTCGACAAGATGGCGGCCCGGATGGATGCCGCCACCCTCAAAAAAATGGGCAGGGAAGCGGTCATTAACGGCATAAGCGTTGACGTCGTGCCTGCTGAGTTGCTGGAGGAGATGGGCGCGTTGTCCGGTACCGCAACGGTGCTGGTTGTTTTTGCTGCTGACTATCGGCCCGCCAGAAACGATGCCGTCGAATATGACGGTAAAGACTGGATCGTTACCCGTTATCAGCTTTTTAACGGGAAGCCTCAAATCTGGCTGGAGTGAATGATGTCACTGAAAGGTCTTGAGCGTGCGATCCAGAACCTGAACAGTCTGAGCCGTCTGATGGTTCCAACGGCTGCCGCCCAGGCGCTAAATCGGGTCGCCGGGCGGGCGATTACGCAGGGCAGCAGGAAGGTCGCAAAAGAAGCGACAGTGGGCGATAACCACAAAAAGGGGTTGCCGGTGAAGCTGGTCCGCCAGCGTTCGCGTCTTAAGCGTGCAAAGCCTGAACGGCTGGTGGCGGCAATTCGTATCAACCGCGGAAACCTGCCTGCAATCAAGCTGGGTGCCGCGCGTGTGCAACTCTCCAGGCGTAAAGGAGAAAAGCGCGGGCGGGGTAGCGTGTTACGTATTGGCCCGTACATTTTCAGAAATGCGTTTATCCAGCAGCTGGCGAACGGGCGATGGCAGGTTATGCGCCGGCTGAGTAAATCTCGTTACCCGATAGATGTTGTCAAAGTTCCTCTCGTAACCCCATTAACCCAAAACTTCACCGCGATATCAAAGCAGCTTATCGACAGCGATATGCCGAAGGAGCTGTCTGCAGCGCTGAAGAATCAACTGAGGATCCACCTGAAGCGATGAGCAAACACACCGCCATTCGTCTTGCGGTACTGGAACAACTAAAGGCGTCCATTCCGGATCGTGTGACATGGTTTGACGGGCGCCCTGTTTTTCTGGAAGAGCAGGACCTGCCGGCGCTGGCAGTCTATCTGTCTGATGCCGAATACACGGGAGACAGCCTTGATGAGGACAGCTGGCAATCAGTCCTCCATATCGAGGTATTTCTGAAATCCACTACGCCGGATAGCGCGCTGGATGCGTGGATGGAGGAAAAGGTGTACCCGGCCCTTGAGACTATCCCGGCGCTATCTCCCTTAATCGAAACGATGATCCCCATGGGCTACGACTACCAGCGCGATGACGAAATGGCTACCTGGGGATCGGTCGACCTGACGTACACCCTCACTTACCTGAGATAAGGAATTTTATGGCTACTCCAAATCCAATGGCCCCGGTTAAAGGGGCGGGTACCACGCTCTGGTTATATACCGGAACGGGAAATCCCTACGCTAACCCACTTTCCGATGCCGACTGGCAGCGCCTGGCAAAAATTAAGGAGCTGACGCCGGGCGAAATGACGGCGGAGTCCTACGATGACACCTACCTTGACGATGAAGATGCAGACTGGACCGCGACTGCGCAGGGGGCAAAATCGGCAGGTGATACATCATTAACGCTGGCCTGGAAACCGGGTGAAGAAGGGCAAAAGTCGCTGGTGGCCTGGTTTGTCGATGGCGATGTGCGGGCCTACAAAATTAAGTACCCGAATGGCACCGTGGATGTGTTCAAAGGCTGGTGCAGTAGCCTGGGTAAAGCCATCCCCGCGAAGGAAGTGATCACGCGAACCGCCAAAATCACCAATACCGGGAAACCGGAACTGGCGGAAGAAAGCGGCAACCCGCCGATCGCAGTGACCGGCATCAAACTCGACAAGGCAACGGCCAGCGTGGCCGTCGGCGCAACCACAACGCTAAATGTCACCTTCCTGCCTGCCAGCGCGTCGGAACAGTCTTTCCGTGCGGCGACCTCGGATAGCGCGAAGGCGACTGTGGCCGTGAGTGGCAAATCTCTGATTGTCACCGGCGTGGCGGCTGGCGCTGCCGACATTATTGTCATGAGCAATGACGGTAATTTTGTGGCGACCTGCAAAACCACCGTGACGGCGTCCTGAGGATAAAGGCATGAGCATGTTTTTGAAGAAAGACGAATTTACCCATAACGGCGCTACGGTGACGATCACCGAATTGTCGGCACTGCAGCGCATTACTTATCTCGAATATCTGGCCGCAGAAGAAAAAGCCTTATCCGCCATTTCTGATGACGTGGATGACCAGACAATGTCCGCCGGGCTGGTCAGCATGAGTATTCGCGCAGGCGCGCGCCTCATTGCGCTCTCGCTCTGGCATAACGATCCGAAGGGGCCATCTGAAGAGGAACTCCACCAGCAGGTGATGAGTACCTGGCCGGCGGAAGCAATTGGCAAAGCGGAAATGCAGATCAAGCTGCTCTCCGGCATGCTGGCGCCGGTTGTCGAAGAAGATCAACCCGCGGATGAACACATTGATGCCACCGCGCTGGGTGATGAACCTGTTACAGCGGAAAAGCCCTAGCCAGTGAGCTTGATTTTGTCCTGAAGCTGGCGCGCGAGTTCGGGCGACCAGACTGGCGCGCCATGCTTGCTGGCATGACGTCCTCCGAGCTGGGCGACTGGCATCACTTTTACCGGGAGCGTTTTTTTCAGGACGCGCAGCTCGATGCCCACTTCTCCGGGCTGCTTTACACCATTTCAACCTTCTTATACCGGGATCCGGACATCACCCCTGCACACTTCAGCCTGCTGTCCCCCTCCGCTGAGGCTGCAGCGGATCATGTGCAGGATGATGACGCCATGATGCTGGCCGCAGAGGGAATAACGGGAGGCACCAGATATGGCCCAGCAGATTAGCGATCTTGTCATCAACCTGGATGTCGACAGCGCCACATTCACCGAACAGATCGCCAGGATTAAGGGGCAACTGTCCGGTATGGCGGATGAATCGGACAAAGTGCAGACGCGCATGCGCAGTGCGGCGGAGGCGCAAATCAGCGCGCTGAAAACTACCAGTACCGCCAGCGCAGGGGCTGTGTCCGATATGCAGAAGCGACAGGCGGATGCCGCCGCCGGGCTTCAGAGCGAACTGCAGCGGGTCTCCAAATCGGTCGATGAGACTTACCAGCGTGTTACCGGGTTAAACCAGCGTTATCGGGACAATGACGCTCAGGCAGAGGCGCTGGCACGGCGGCAGGATGCGCTGGCGGAATCGTTCTTCAGGCAGATAGATGGCGTTCGATCCCTAAGTGGTGAAACACGGTCGCTGGCCAGTGTCCAGGAACAATTTCGCAAGGCCCGCGCACAGGGGAACATCACTCAGGGTGATTATCTCTCTTTGATTTCCCGCACCACGGCGCGGCAGAAAGAACTTCAGCAGGTTGAGGAAAAAGCGAACCAGGCGCGCGAGAAATTTCTTCGTCAGCTGAAGGCGCAGGTTGTTGAGCAAAAGCTTTCTGGCACAGAGCTCCTGAGAATGAAAGCGGCGCAGGTTGGCGCCGGCGATGCAGCTGAAGTCTATATCCGTAAACTGGAGGCGGCAAAGGTCGCCACGCACAGCCTTGGTCTCGAGAGTGCTGGCGCGCGGAGGGAACTTGGCGTGCTGATGGGGGAGCTGCTGCGTGGTAACTTTGGAGCGCTTCGCGGCTCCGGGATCACCCTGGCTAACCGGGCAGGATGGATAGATCAATTAATGACGCTGCGCGGTCTCGGCATCGCTGGTGTTGTCGGCGGCATAGCGGCATCCGTCGTTCTGCTGGGGAAGGCCTGGTACGACGGCGGGAAGGAAGCAGAGGAGTTTAACAAACAGCTCATTCTCACCGGGAATTATGCAGGGAAAACCTCGGGACAACTGCAGGCGCTGGCGCGGAACATCTCAGGAAATGGGGTCACACAGCATGCCGCGGCAGCCGTATTAGCGCAGGTTGTCGGAAGTGGGGCATTCGGTGGCGCCGACGTCGAGCGGGTTGCCAACGTGGCAGCCAGGCTGCAGCAGGCGACCGGCCAGGCGGTGGATGAAACCATCAACCAGTTTAAACGGCTGAAAGAGGATCCGGTTAATGCGGTTGCAGCGCTGAATGAGTCGCTTCATTTTCTGACCGCAAGCCAGTTTGAACAGATTTCAGCTGCTCAGGCGATGGGGGATTCACAGCGCGCTGCCGAGCTCGCGATGCGGGCCTATTCAGACAGCGTTATCCAGCGTGCGAATGCGGTGAAAGAAAATCTGGGGACACTGGAAACCGCGTGGAACTGGGTGAAAAATGCTGCCAGCGGCGCCTGGGATGCCATGATGGGCATTGGTCGTAATCCTGATACGGCCATGAAGCGGCAGGGGGCTTTTGCGGAATGGCAGGCTGCGGAAAAAGAGCGTCGGGCGCTGGAAGCCAACCTGAAGGTCGATCCCAACTATTCCGGTAATAATTCATTAATCAAAGCCGATGCCGAACGTTTACGTAATGCCACTCAACGGGAAGCGCTGGCAAAACAAACTTTTGACGAAATTGATAAAGCGTACGCTAAGGAGGGGTTAGCCGCGGCGCGCGAGAAGCTGCGCAATGATCAGCAGCAGCAGGCAATAAGGAATCAGCAGCAGTTTAACCAGCTTCTTGACGCTGGCCTGAAACCAGCCGAGCGGCGGGCCCGAGCTCAGGAAGAATTTAATAAGCTGGTTGCGAAAAATAAACAGGATGCCATCGATGGGGTTGCCACCCGCTGGACGGACAGCGATATCGCGAAAATCCGCGCGGGCATCGATAGCAAATACAAAGACCCGAAAACGCCGAAGGGCAGGCAATATACTACGCCCGCCGGTAGTAAAGCAGAAGAAGGGGCGCAGGCGGAGCTGCTGACGCTGCAGGCGCAGCTTAAAACCCTGCAGCAGCATACCGACGTTAACGATGTGATCAGTAAGCAGCGCCGCGATCTCTGGCAGACGGAAAATCAGTATGCCGTTTTACAGGAGGCCGCCGGCCGCCGCCAGTTGTCCACGCAGGAAAAATCCCTGCTGGCCCACAAAAATGAAACGCTGGAATACAAACGCCAGCTTGCCGATCTCGGTGATAAGGTTGCCCGGCAGCAGAAGCTGAATAACCTTGCAGATCAGGCAAATAAGTTCGCGCAGCAGCAGAGTGCGATCCGGGCGGGGATAAAGGCTCAGGCTGAGGGGCTTTCTGGCAGGGAGTCGAACAGAAGGACCACGCTTGAAAAGCTGAGTGAAACGTACGCCTTCAATCCTGATGCGCAGCGGAAGGTGCTGGCGGAACAGCAAGCCACCTATGAAGCTGAGGATGCATTGCGCGGTAACTGGCTGGCCGGCGCCAAACAGGGCTGGGCGGAGTATCAGGATTCGGCCACAGATGTTTTCTCATCTGTGAAAGATATTTCTCAGGCCACATTCAGTGGTCTGGCCAACCAGCTGACAGCGCTGACAACAACCGGAAAGGCGAGCTTTAAGGAGTTCACCACATCCATTCTGAAGATGATTGTTCAGGTCATCAATCAGCTGATCGTGGCCTATACCATTCAGGCGGCTATGGGGTGGATCAACGGTAGCGCAAGCAATACGTCTTCCGGGCAATCAGTTCCGGTACCCTCTTATCGTCCGCCAGGATACGACGGCGGCGGCTACACTGGCCACGGCGGTAAATATGAGCCTGCTGGCGTTGTGCACCGCGGTGAGTTTGTATTCACCAAAGAGGCGACCAGCCGCATTGGGGTGAGCAATCTTTACCGGATGATGCGCGGTTATGCTGCCGGCGGGTATGTCGGCAACGCTGCCAGCCCGGCGAGTGTCTCCCCTGGCGGTGTGATGGTCAACATGGGGGGCGTCTATATCAGTAGCGGGAGCGAACAGCAGTCTACGCAGCGGTCAGCGATTGACAGTAACGGTATCCTTAAGCAACTGAAACCTGCCATCATCAGCGTCGTCAGTGAACAGGCCCAACGGCCCGGAACGCCACTCTGGAAGGCAATAAAAGAAGGGCGTTAATACCTGAAGCCGCTTTGCGGCTTTTTTACTGGCTGAGATAAAGGCTATTTATGACTATTGAAACATTCTCCTGGCGAATTCAGGCCGCCAGTCAGCCTGCGATAACGAGTAAGGATAATATTCGCAAGGCGCAATTTGGCGACGGTTATGCGCAGGTTTCTGGAGAAGGAATAAACCCGGAAACCTTAAATTATGCATTTTCATTTACAGGAGATCTGCAAACAGGACTGGATATTTATAAATTCCTGCGACGCCATAAAACAAAATCCTTTGCGTTTAAACCACCGTATGACGATCTGGCGCTATGGCGGGTTCAGGCTGACAGCCTGCAAAAAGCCTTTCTGAATAACAGAGTCATGACAGTCACTGCAACATTTGAACAGGCATTCGTACCATGAGTCTTCACGCTGATTATCAGAAACTGGAGCCGGGAGATGAAATCCGGCTTTTTGAAATTGATGGTAGTGCTTTTAACATGGGGGATGTTTTATATTTCCACGGATATAACATTCCTCATACTGAAGCGGAAATTTTAGCCGCTGGTGGCGATGAATCGAAATTGCCCGCTAAAAGTATCTGGTGGCAGGGAACCGAATATAAAGCGTGGCCGTGTGAATTAGAGGGGATCGAATCCTCGACTTCAGGAAGCGACGCGCAACCGACACTGAGGGTGGGCAACATTGATGGTTCGATTTCCGCGTTGTGTTTGTATTATGACGATCTGGCAATGGCTCGGGTCATTATCCATGAGACACAAAAGCAATATCTGGATGCGCGAAATTTCCCTGAGGGGAATGCCACCGCGGATCCAACGCAGGAAAAACGGCACCTCTATTTTATCGACACCAAAAGTCTTGAAACCGATGAAACGGTTGAGTTTGCGCTCGATAGCCCGATGGGGTTGCAGGGGAAACTGATCCCTACTCGTCAGTATCATTCGGTTTGTACCTGGTGTATTCGCAATAAATACCGTAGTGGCGATGGTTGCGATTATGCCGGGACAAAGTATTTCGACAAGAATAACAAGCCGGTTGATGATCCATCGAAGGACGTCTGCAATGGAACACTCACCGCCTGCAAACTGCGTTTTGGCGAGCATAACGAGCTGCCGTTTGGCGGGTTCCCTGGCACGTCGCTGATAAGGAGCTGATATGCGCCAGAAAACGATCAAGGCGATACAGGTTCATGCTGCAGCTGATTACCCACGTGAGGCGTGCGGCTTGATTGCCCAAAAGGGGCGAGTGGAGCGCTATTTCCCCTGCAGAAATATGGCCAGCGAGTCGAATGATAATTTTGTACTGGCCCCAGCGGATTACGCAGCGGTAGAGGACTGGGGAACGATTATCGGCATTGTTCATAGCCATCCTGATGCGACCACGCAACCCAGCGAACTGGATAAGGCGCAGTGCGATGCAACGCTGCTCCCCTGGCATATTATCAGTTGGCCGGAAGGCGATCTTCGTACCATCCACCCACGCGGAGAATTGCCCCTCCTTGAGCGTCCGTTCGTGCTTGGCCACTATGATTGCTGGGGGTTGGTGATGAGCTATTTCCGGCAGATCCACGGCATCGAGTTGCACGATTACCGTGTTGATTACCCCTGGTGGGAAAACGACTATCCCGAAAACTTCTACCACGATTGCTGGTATGAGTGCGGGTTTCGTGAATTTGAAGGTCCACCGCGGCCGGGTGATATGGTGATCATGCAGGTGCAGTCGGACAAATGGAACCATGCCGGGGTTTTGTTGGAAGGTAACATGCTGTTGCACCACCTTTATGGCCATCTCAGCCAGCGCGTGCCGTATGGTGGATACTGGTTAGACAGGACGATGAAAATCGTCCGATATCATTCTCTGTGTTAATCTTTTGTGGAATTTAACTAAAAACAAAAGGGACACCGAGATGAAAAAAATAGCGCTGGTATTAACTCTGTTGACTATGACCGGGTGTGCAACGGAAGCTGTTTTACCTAGTCAAGCTAAGCAAACCCCATCTGAAAGGTTGCTGAAATACCAGGAACAGTCGAAGGAAACTAAATCAGTTCTAATAGTCGTTCGAGACAAAGGTTTTCTCGGCAGCGGTTGCTATACAGGTGTATACCTAAACGATGAAAAATCAGCGATCTTAAATCCAGGGGAAAAGGCGACGTTTTATCTGCGTTCAGGCGAATGGAATGTTGCTATAAAGGGGGAAGGTAAAATGTGTATTACTGACTCAGTTCCTGTGGGGCGTGATATAAATATAAAAGATGGCGAAACAAAAGCAGTAAGGTTATTTGCCGACCCTTCAGGTAATGTAGATGTAAAACCATTGCCACTGAAATGATAGGCGTAAATAAACCCGCGCAATGCGGGTTTATATCTGGAGGTGATATGAAGGAAATGAAAACTCAAATAGAATTGAGCGGAATTCTTGGTAAAACTTTTGGTACTTCCCATGAGCGTATAATTACTACGGTAGGAGAATCTATTCAGGCTTTATGCTGTACAATAGAAGGGTTTGAAAAGTTCCTAAGCAATAGCAAAGAAAAAGGCCTAACCTTTGCTGTGTTTAAAGGTAAGAAAAATATTGGTAAAGATGACTTGGGCTTTCCTGTTAGTGGAGAAGTTATCCGAATTGTTCCGGTAGTTATTGGAAGTAAAAAAGCAGGTATTCTTCAAACAATTTTAGGTGCAGTACTTGTAGTCGCTGGTGTGCTTGTTACGGGGCTCTCATATGGATGGGCGGCTCCAGTAGGGCAAGCGATGATTGGCGCTGGTATAGGTATGGGGTTAGGTGGTGTAGTTCAGATGCTTTCACCTCAGCCCGCAGGTCTTGCCCGTAAAGAATCCCCCGACAATAAAGCCAGCTATGCCTTTGGAGGTGTAACCAATACCGCCTCACAGGGTTATCCCGTTGGTTTGCTTTATGGTAAGCGGCGAATTGGCGGCGCGATTATTTCCGCCGGTATCTATGTCGAAGACCAGCAATAAATATATTTAGTAAGTAATTCCCTCCAATTCAGGCCACCTTGCGGTGGCTTTTTTTATGGGCGCAATATGGCAAATAACATAATTAAAGGGCGCAAGGGTGGCAGCTCTAAACAGCGCACGCCGACGGAACAGCCGGACGATTTACAGTCTGTAGCAAAAGCCAAAGTTCTTATCGGATTAGGTGAGGGAGAATTTGCGGGTGGTTTAACCGGAAAAGATATTTATCTCGATGGAACTCCCCTTGAGAATGCCGATGGTTCGCAAAACTTCAGTGGTGTGGCCTGGGAATTCCGACCGGGGACGCAGGCACAAAGTTATATTCAGGGTATTCCCGGTACTGAAAATGAAATTAGCGTAGGGACGGAAGTTTCCAGTGAGACCGCTTGGACCCACACATTTACCAATACCCAGCTTTCTGCCGTTCGCGTCCGCCTGAAATGGCCCTCCCTCATGAAGCAGGAAGACGACGGCGATGTAGTGGGGAATACCGTCAATTATGCGATTGACCTGCAGACCGACGGCGGCGCCTGGCAAACTGTACTGGAGACCGCCGTTTCAGGCAAAACCACTTCCGGGTATGAACGTAGCCACCGCATCGATTTACCGCAGGCAGGCAGCACCTGGACGTTGCGTCTTCGCAAGGTATCGCCGGACGCGAACAGCGCCAGAATCGGCGACATAATGACGCTGCAGAGCTACACCGAGGTTATTGACGCGAAGCTACGTTACCCACATACCGCGCTGTTATATATCGAGTTTGACTCCAGCCAGTTCAATGGTTCGATCCCGCAAATCTCCTGCGAGCCGCGTGGGCGTGTTATCCGCGTTCCGGACAACTATAACCCGGAAACGCGCGAATATACCGGCACATGGACAGGGGGGTTCAAATGGGCATGGACTGACAACCCGGCGTGGATTTATTACGACATTGTTGTCTCTGATCGTTTCGGTCTTGGCGATCGTCTCACCAGCGTGAATATCTCCAAATGGGCACTTTACCCGATTGCACAGTATTGCGATCAGTTGGTTCCCGATGGTAGGGGCGGCGATGGCATGGAGCCTCGTTATATCTGCAATGTCTATGTTCAGGAGCGTAACGACGCCTACACCGTACTGCGTGATTTCGCTGCTATTTTCCGGGGGATGACTTGCTGGAGTGGTGAACAGATTATCGTGCAGGCCGATATGCCGCGTGATGTCGATTTCAACTATACGCGCGCGAATATTATTGGTAGTCCGCGGTATTCCAGCAGCACAAGTAAGGCCCGCTACACCAATGCGCTGGTTTCGTGGTCTGACCCGGATAACGCCTATGCCGATGCGATGGAGCCCGCATTTATCCCGGAACTGGTTTCCCGATACAGTTTTAACCAGTTGGAAGTCACGGCCATTGGATGTACGCGGCAGAGTGAAGCCCATCGCAAAGGGTTATGGGGGATCCTGACCAACAACAAGGATCGCATGGTCGAAATTGATGTTGGTCTGGACGGTAGGATCCCGCAGCCGGGTTACATCATTGGGCTGGGTGACGAACGGCTGGCCGGGCGAGTTAATGGTGGTCGTATCAGCGCGGTGAATGGACGCGTCATCACGCTTGACCGTGATATCGATGCAAAAGAGGGCGACCGCCTGCATCTGAATCTGCCGTCGGGTATCTCGCAGGCCAGGACCATCCAGTCGGTGAATGGCCGCCGGCAGGTAACGGTCACGACGGGATACAGCGAGACACCAGAGGCGGAGTGCGTCTGGATCGTCGAATATACCGACCTGGTGCCGCAGCAGTACCGCGTCATTGGTGTAAAGGACAACAATAACGGCACGCTCACCATCACCGGCGTGGCTCACGACCCGGATAAATTCGCCCGCATCGATACCGGCGCTATTATCGACCAGCGTCCGGTTAGCGTATTGCCGGCGGGCAACCAGTCACCTCCTGACGATATTGTCATCACATCCCGCTCGGTCGTGAATCAGGGGATCAGCGTTGAAACGATGCAGGTCAACTGGTCAGCGGTCAGCGGTGCGATTTCCTATGAGGCGCAGTGGCGACGAAATGAGGGAAACTGGATCAGCGTGCCACGTAACTCAACCACTTCGTTCGAGGTTAGCGGTATTTATGCCGGCCGCTATCTGGTGCGTGTCCGCGCGATCAATGCGGCGGAGATTTCGAGCGGCTGGGCGTATTCCGAAGAGAAGACCCTGACCGGGAAAGTTGGTGAACCGCTGCCGCCGCTGGCGTTAACGACGGCATCACTGACCGCGGGAATTGAGATCCGCTGGGAGTTCCCTGAGGGGGCGGAGGATACCCAGCGCACTGAGCTGCAGTACAGCCCTGATCAGGACGGTAAAGGCGCGCTGCCGCTGACCGATTTAGCGTATCCCGGTAAAAAATACCAGCAGATGGGGCTGAAGATTGCCACACAGTTCTGGTATCGCGCACGCCTGATCGACCGCCTCGGTAATGCCTCGCCATGGACCGGCTGGGTGCATGGAATGTCCAGCGATAACGTCGATGACTATTACCAGCAACTCGATGATGCGATTAAAGACACGGATACCTACGAAGAGCTAACTGGTGGTATTAAAGAGGTTTCAGACAGCGCGCAGGCTGCTAAGGATGCCGCACAGGCTGCACAGGTGACTGCTGACGGCGCTGTAGCAACCAACAAGCAGCAACAGCAGCAGCTGAACGACCAGCTTGCTGACATCCAGCAGAACGCGAAGGACATCACCGACGCTGCGAACGCTGGCGCCGCTAACGCCGGGGCTATTGCTCAGGAGATCCTTGATCGTAAGGCTGGCGACATCGCCACCGCCAATAAGGCGGCCAGTGACGTCGCGGACGCAATCAGGAAGGCAGAGACTGGCGACGCCGAAGTGGCTGCGCAGGCGGCGGCCAACCTGCTGACGGCGAAAAACGAAGTCGAAGCGCAGATCAGCACCACGAACACCACGATGCAGGACGGCTTCGACAGTCTGGCTCAGCAGATGGCATCCATTTCCGCTGGCACTGGCGAGCAGTTCGACAGCCTCGCTATCTGGTACTTCGACAATGGCCCGGAAGGGTGGGCTTCTGACGACGCCAACACCAATCTGCTCCCCGTCGACCAAGATGGCTGGATTTACCCTGCTGGCGCAGCGGCCACCATGCGCTCACCGAACCCGCTGGCAATCGACGCGCGCAGCTATAAGTACATGCGCCTGCGCATGAAGCGAGTCGGGAACCCGTCATGGGCTGGCAAGCTGTATTGGATCGGTGTGGATGAGACAGGCTGGAACAATGCCCGCTCCCTGACCATCCCGGCACCTGACTTTGACCAGGCCACCGGGATCACCGTCCTGTCAATCCCCGATCTGCTGTGGGCGACATCCGGCACCGTGCGCAGCCTGCGTCTGGACTTTTCCAGCAATCAGAACGCCAATAACTACTACGCCGTCGACTGGATGGCAGTAGGACGACCGACCCCGGGCGCGTCACAGGCGCAGATTCATGATCTTCGCACCGCCATGACCGCGGCGGACTCAGCAGAAGCCGCAGCGCGTAACACGCTGGCCGTACAGCTCCGCGGGAACTATGAGGGAACCGACCCGTCCAAGCTGGTGACAGGCATCATCTTCAACGAGCGCCAGACCCGAGTCACCGCAGAGCAGGCGATCGCCAGCGACGTCAACACCCTGCGCACTGACTACAACGCGAACAAGGCCGCCGTGACCCAGCGTCTCGACACGCTGACCAGCGAGAACCAATCGCAGGCGCAGGCGCTTACCCAGCTTCAAAGCGGCCTGACCGACGCGAACGGAAAGATCGGCGCTAACGCTACAGCCATCAGCCAGCTCAAGACGGACGTGACCGCGCTGGATGGTCGAGTGACGGCAAACAGCAGCCTGATCACCAACCTGCGTAGCGACCTCAACAGCATGCGCGTTGGCGGGACTAACCTGATCCCGAACTCCGGTACGCTGGCTGGCGTCAGTGGCGTCGTACATGGCCAGACGTACAAAGGCAATGCTATCCGTCGCATCGCGATTGCAGCAGCCTCAGCTGGCTCCTACGACCAATTTGAGTATGAGCTTGCGGCTCCGGTTGACGGCACAGAGGTTGTGGTCAGCTTCTACGCGAAAGCGAACAACGCCGACAGCAAGCAAATTTTCGTCTGCCTGTACAACCCGAATGCCACGCTTACGGCCTTAAGCAGTCAGGGTAAAACTGGCAGCTGGGCTACTGGTGGCGATGGTTCGATGACAATCGACCTTACGGAAGACTGGGCGCGCTACTGGGTGAAATACACCCGTAAGAGCGGACAGACTGGAAGCGCCAGGGTCATCTTTGGCCGACTGCTGAAAGGGTCTAAGGACAAAGAGGTTTACATCAGCTCGCCTAAATTCGAATACGGCACCATGCCTACCGAATGGAGCGAAGCACCGGCTGACAATGCCAGCGCAAGCGCGTTGCAGGCACTGACCACCCGCGTTACTGCGGCGGAAGGCACCACCAGCACCAACAGCCAGGCGATCACCCAGCTCAAAGGCGACGTGAGCACCTTGCAGGGTCAGATGGCGACCAAGGCCGAAGCGAGCGCATTGCAGCAGCTGGCGACTACTGTCACCCAGCAGGGGAACACCATCTCATCGCAGGGTCAGGCGATCACCGACTTGCAGAACACTGCACAGAACGGCAAAGCGAAGTACTGGCTGACCAAGATCTTCGACATTAAGGTTAATACCGGCTACGTGCCGAAGTTAACAGATCTCGCAGGCGTGCCTCCGCTGGCCGTGTACGAGATGGCTGACGCTGCAAAGCTGGACTTTCTGCCTTACGGCGACTACAAAATCGCGTATGTGAAGGCGCTGGTGTATGTTGCGGCTGATAAGACCATTGCTATCTCTCCCGGTTCCCGCATCATGGACGACACCGGCCGGCTGTACATCAATGGAGCGGAAGCGGCTTCCTTCTCTGTCAGCACCAGCACCTACAGCATGGATCTCAAAAAGGGCTGGAACACGCTTGAGTTAGTTGTTGCGCAGTACACCGGTCAGTTCTATATCAACTTTGGCCTCAAGCTGTCCGACAACGTCGATCAGCTGTTCAGTGGTGCCGGTCAGCTGGCCGCTGCATCAGCCTCGCAGGTGCTCTCCTCTCAGATTGAGCAGACATTAGGGAAGGTTGACGCGAACAGCGCCGCGATCACCACACTGAATAACTCAGTGCGGGACATCAACACCGCGCTGAACAACAAAGCTGACGCGAGCGCGTTGCAGTCGCTTACCACCCGTGTCACCACCGCAGAAGGGAAGATCACTGCGCAGGGCAACGCAATTACCCAGCTCACCAGCGACCTGTCGACAGCGAACGGGAAGATCTCCGCTAACTCAACGGCGATCAATAACCTAACGACCCGGGTTAGCGCAGCCGAAGGGAAGATTGACTCACAGGCTGAGTCCATCACCTCGATCAACTCATCTATCAAGGGCGTACTGACCCAAGCGGCCAACCTTATCCCGAACCCGACAGTAGACCCGGCCTACCCGCAAATGGGCATGACCGTTGTTTCCACAACGTCAGAAGGAGTTCCGGCTGGATGCCCTTACCCGTGGGCGATTAAATGCCAGTACCGCGATCACGTCCCGGGTATGAACAACATCCCTTGTCGCGAAGGTCAGGTGTTTGAGTTCTCTGTACTGGCCGCATGCGGCACCGGCTCCGCACCATTCCAGCACTACATCGGGACGTCGACGCTGGTTTCTGGCAGCACTGGGTCGCCACTGGCGAGCGGAGGCCAAATCTCAGCGGCTACCGGCGCACAGTGGACGCGCACTACGTGGCGCTGGACAGTAAACGCGGCGCAGGGGGCGAAGGGTTACTTCCGCCCGTTCCTGCAAATCAACCAGTCCGGCCCGAACTTCGGTACAGTCTGGTATGCAACTGACTGGAGCGTTCGCGACGTCACCGCAGCGGCGAAAGCAGAAGGCAAGGCCGACGCCAACGCCACGGCGATCAGCCAGCTGACAACCCGCGTTACTTCTGCGGAAGGGTCGATCACGTCTCAGGGACAGGCCATTACCAAACTGACCAGCGATCTGAGCACGCTGACCGGCGTCGTGAACAATAAGGCTGACGCTTCGGCGCTGAATGCGCTCACTACCCGCGTATCGACTGCCGAAGGAAAGATCGATTCACAGGGTCAGTCGATCACCCAGCTGAGCAATAGCCTGTCAGCAACTGACGCCTCAATCGACGCGCAGGGCAAGATCCCCGGGAACCTGCTGGCTAACTCATCGTTTGAGCGCGGCCCGGTTAACTTCACCGGCTGGAGCAGCCTTGCTTCCATCATCACGGCAACGCAGCCGCATTCTGGCACCAAGATTGCCAAGATGGCGGCAGGCGGAAGAGCTGGAATCAGTCAGGCCGTTGAAATCACGCAGGGACGACGTTACCGCTTCGGCGTGTTTGCCAAACAGGATGGCGGGACTACCATCAACGATCCGGGTAACACGAAATTCCATATCGCTGACGCATCAGGCAATCTTCTTATCGGTACGAATTACGGCCCGTTTACGTCTGAATGGCAACACGTCTTCATGGACTGGACGGCTACGAAGACCACCAACGCGCTGTTTCAGCTGACTACCGCACTGAGTGCTGGGGCGATGTATTTCGACGACGTCTACGTTGTCGACATCACCAACGACACCAAGATCCAGGCGAACGCTGACGCGATCACCTCACTGAACACGAAAGTTACCCAGCAGGGCAACGACATCACGTCGCAGGGCAGCGCGATCACCAAGCTGAACAACTCGCTTAAAACTGTTCAGTACAGCAACAGCAACCCGTGGGTAGATGGATCGTTCGAGTCGTATGACAACCAGCAAGCAATCGGCGGATCTAATGGCCTGGTCACTACTGACTTCTCATTCAGTGGTCAGAAGTCGCTTATGTGTCGCCGCGCCAACGGTGAAACCGGCAACTCAGATAAGAACTTCGGCAATGAAACAGCAATTCGCGAGTCTGCGGTTTACCGCTTCGAATGCTGGGCGATGATGCCGGAAGATGAGACACCGCCGGAAGGGTGGAACTGTGTTGTGGGCTTACTGGTTCGCAACACAGCCAACCAGAACGCATGGCCTAGCGCATTCGTCATCACAGAGTCAGGGCTTGCTGCTGGTGGCGGTCGCGGTAAGTGGGTCAAGTTCTCCGGTAAGGTCGTCTTAGACGGCGCAAAGAAAACACGAGGTCGCCTGTGGATCTCCTGCCGTGGCACATCCGGCGGCCCAGGATATCGCATCTATATCGACGATCTGGTAATCACCGACGTTACCGATGCGCACGCAGCGCAGACCACCGCAGACGCTAACTCAAGCGCGATCAGCAGCCTGACCTCTACCGTTACCCAGCAGGGTAATGACATTGCTTCATCCTCAAGCAGCATTACAAGCCTACAGAACAACCTGATCACCACCAATGCCAACGTCGCAAAGAAAGCCGATGCTACGGCGCTGAACGCTCTACAGAGCACCGTGACTTCTCAGGGTGACACCCTGACGAGCCAAGGTAATCGCGTCACATCGTTAGAAAATACTTTAACGGTGGGCGACAACATTGTTCCAAACTCCGCAATGTTGAATAACGCTCAGGGTTGGAGTGGTCATGCAACAACTGTTGACGGTTATCCGGCTGTGATCGACACGGCAGCATGGTCTCCAACTTCACCTAAGTTTTCCGTAACACCTGGCGACATTCTAGACTTTAGTCTTCTTTGTCTGGCTGGTGCCGCAATCAACGGCCTGGCATGGGGTATTCGCTTCGATGGCCCGAGCATGACGAACAACCTGGTCTACTTGGAGGCGTTAAATTATGCAGCTGGCGAGAAGAAAGCCGTAACTGGAACCATCACTGTCCCGGCTGGCGCGACAACTGGCTATATCCAACCTTATAGCAAAAACGCCATTACTCTCACGATCTATAACATTAAAGTTACCCGCAGAAATGCCGGTACTATCGCGAACGCCAAGGCGATCACTAATCTCACTAACGAAGTGACTCAGCAGGGCAAGGATATAACGTCGGCGTCTAGCGATATTTCTTTATTGAAGAATAGTCTGGCGACAACTGACGCAACAGTTGCTAAAAAAGCAGACTCTTCTGCGCTGTCTTCGTTACAGAGTACGGTGACGCAGCAGGGAAAAGATATTTCCAGCCAAGGTAATCGCGTAACGTCCATCGAGAATAGTCTGACGTCTGGCGCCAACCTCATCCCTAACGCCAAGATGCTCAACGGCGCACAGGGCTGGAAAGGGTCGGCAACAACTGTCGACGGTTATCCGGCTGTGAATAGCTCAGTCGGATGGCAGCCGCAGTCAGCGGCGTTTGAAGTGACACCTGGTGACATACTTGATCTAAGCATGATGTGTCTTGCAGGTCAGGCAATTACTGTGGGATGGGGGTTGCGTTTTGACGGGCCTAGTCTTTCTAACGTCACTATGTACGCAAGCGACTTGAGCTATCAGGCTGGCGAGAAGAAAGCCACAAAATATACGTTCGTTGTTCCTGCCGGTGCGACTACGGCAATGCTGCAACGGAGCAGTGGAACTACTGCGAGTCTGACAATTTATAACGTAGTCGTTACCCGTCGTGACGCGGGGACTGTGGCTAACAGTTCCGCGATTGAGTCGCTGACCAGTACAGTTCAGTCGCAGGGCAATACGCTGACCTCCCAGGGGCAGGCGATTACCAAGCTGAATAGCGACCTGTCCAACCTGTCTGGCGTGGTGGACACGAAGGCCAGCGCTTCGGCGCTTAACGCCCTGACCACCCGCGTCACGACGGCAGAGGGCAAGATCACCGCCAACACCACGGCGCTGACCAGCCTGACTTCTCGTGTCGGTAATGCAGAGTCGGCGATCGATGGCCTGAACGAGACGACGGCGGCTAACGGTCTGGCGATGGCAAACGGCTTCCAGCAACTGCGTGCGCAGATCGGAGACAACCAGGCGGCCATCACGCAGACGAACAAGGCAGTGGTGGATCTTGAGTCTTCAACGGCGCAGCAGATCGGCACAATCAAGGCGTCAATGGATGGTATGAGTGCCACCGTTCAGCAGACTTCAACGGCTGTTGCGGATATCAACGGCAAGCTGTCGGCGCAGTGGGGCGTCAAAGTTCAGACTGACACCGGCGGCGGAAACCCTCGCATAGCTGGAATTCAGCTGGGCATCGACGCAACTGGCAGCTCACAGTTCCTGGTTCAGGCTGATACCTTCGCGGTGTACGCTGGCGGCAGTAACAAGACGTTCCCGTTCGTGGTGCAGAACGGCGTGGCGTACATGCAGGAAGCGCTGATCCGCGACGGTTCGATCACCAACGCGAAGATCGGTAACGAAATCAAGTCGAACAACTTTGTCGATGGCTCTCAGGGCTGGCGCATCGGTAAAGATGGCAGCTCGCAGTTCAATAACGTGATCGTTCGCGGCAGGGTTGAGGCGAATAGCGGTATTTTCAAGGGAACGGTGCAAGCTGAGTCTTTTATAGGCGATATTGCTACTTCTGCATCGTTCAACGGATTTACTGTCAAGGGCGGTGAAGGTTCTGGCACTATGAACGCATGGTATCAGAACCGCGGGTATCCGATGACCATCACGCTGAACTGCACTGTACGATGCAATTCATACTCTGGCGGGGTAGGCGACCAAAGCCGTGACTTCTATGTGGTTCTGACATTCAACATTAACGGAGTGCAGAGCACGAGACGCGTCGTTGTTGATATGCGGGATAAAGCATACGGCCTTGTGGATGTTCCGCAATCGTTCACCGTTAACATTCCAGCAAGCAACAACCGGATCGGCATCTCGCTGACTGGCGCAAGTTATGGGCCGCAGCAGAGTGAAGTCACAGTAAGCAATATTGTTGTGACGGCATTCCGAAGCAACAACGGTTCTTTTGGACAATAAGGAGCGGCCCTTCGGGGCCGATATTAAATGGCAAATATTAGCGACCAACTCGCGGCTGATATTCACAACGCATTCAGCAAATACTACACAGACATCGCCAATCAGGATCAGATCTTTTTCGGCGTTGGCGACGTGCAGATCACCAAGCAGGACGGAACCACTGCAACTGTGCGCTCATGGAACAAGGTGATCGGCTCAGTGGATACCGCAGCTCAACGCGGAGCTGCGAACACCTTCACGGCCCTGCAAACGTTCAGCGCCGGGATCAATGTCTCTGCCGGAAACATCAACGTGATGAACGACAACAGCATGGTGATCCTTGGGAAAAACAGCGATCTTGCACTGCTTAAAAAGAGCGGTCAGGGCGGCACCATCGCCGTCGGCAGCGGCACGCCATTCAAGATCCAGCGCACGAATACAGCAACTGTCTCACCGGCTTCTACGGTCGAGGATATTTTGACCATCGGCACGGATAAGAAAACCACGCTTGCCGGAGCGCTTGCCGCTGGTGGAGATGTAACGGCGAGCGGGAACATTGACAACACGACAGGCGGGAAGGTGTATTCTCAGGCGCTTGAGCTATCATTTAGCATGCCATACATCGACTTCCATTTTAACTACAGCACAGACGACTTTACCGGGCGGATTATAGCCACTGCCTCCGATCAAATTAGTGTGCAGGGTAGCCATTTGCGAGTTGACAGGGATCTTCGTGTTTTTGGCATGGCAGATATTAAAGGGTGGACGCAATGCGGAGTCGACCTTTCGTCCAACAGAACAGACTTCGGTTCCCCTGCTATTGGTTCGTTGGTTTCAGGAGGGCGTATTCGATCCAGAATGCTGGGGCGCGGCGGTAACGTTGACCCCTCCGGTGCGTGGGGCGGGTTCTATGTTGAGGAGTACGTAGGAACCGAACACAGGATTGTCATGTATATGGACGGCTTCGGGAGAACAGACGCATGGTCATTCCGCTCGGGGGGGAGAATCTCCACACCCAAAGGCGACGTTCTAACTACCGGTTCAGACGTGCGCCTGAAAACAGACTTCACCCAAGCGCCTGAGAACGCCTCAGAGCGCATTGAACGCTTGGGGGTGTGTGAGTACCGGTTGAAGGGAGAAACGCGCGTGAGGCGTGGTTTTATCGCACAGCAGGCGGAGACCGTAGACGAGGTCTACACCTATCAGGACGTCGAGCAGGAGATCGACGGCGAGAGGTTCCGGGTGATGAACGTTGACTATGTGGCAATCATCGCTGATCTTGTTTCGTCAGTGCAGGAGTTAACAAAACAAGTGCGTGATTTGAACAAGCTGGTTCAAACTACAGACGTACATTCAGTAACTTCAGAAGGTTGCCATGTCACCTAG